ATCACCATCTGGAATTAAACCTTTAACACCAGGGGGAATCATTTGTGCTTGTACACACGCCATCATAAGTTGTTTCATGCGGGCGTCAAATTCTGCTAATGCTTGGTTATACATTTGCAGTTCTTCTGCAGAAGCTCCTTCTTGTGGAGGAATAGGCTTTTCAAATTTTGCTGCTGCTGCAAGAGTATCTTTAAAAAGTTGTTCCTCTTGATAAATAATTAATTCAAGACAACGGCATAAACCATGGGTATAAATTGCGTTTGCTTTCTTTTTAGAAGTTGCTGACACACGACCGAAAAGAGACTTATACTCTGTTGCCGTTACACCTGCTGAAATTGACAGCTCATCAACTCCGCCTAGTGATGTTCTTATCTCTTCTCTGTATTGGCGTACAAATGCATTCTGGTCTCCAGAAATCGCATCAGGAACAATATAACCAACACGGTCATTCGGTTCTAGGTTGGCGATTACCCGTGGAACACGGATCTGTCCATCTACACCACGATTAATTGGATCTTGTTTAAAGGTAGAACGACTTAGATTTGCAGGACTAGTAAAGCCTGAGTTTGCTGCAATAGAAGGTCGCTGTACTGCACCGTCACCACCTGACTCCATTAAGTCAGTTTTAGGACGGGAAGATAGTAATGTTGGATTACCAAAGAACTGTAAGTTCTTTCGCATGTTATGAACAAGACTATCGTGAATAACAATATGATTAGCTAACGCATCAAACTCTCCACTGCCTTCCATAGAAAACCCTTTCGGGTTATTAAAGATTTCTACACAAGGAATAAAACGCAAGGTATTAGGAAACTTTTCTGTCTTGCCTGGCATTTGAATATTGACATTATCAAAAGACATCTCGCCTTCTGAGTGTGTCTCTTCAATTGTATTTGCTTTAATTGACAAACGAATATAACGTTTCTGACCAGGGGTTTGGTTTGGATCCCCAGTTAAGTTATAAGTACCAATATCTTGGAAACCAGAGTTTGGTTTCTTGACTTTATAACTGTAGATAATTACAACTTCTTCTAGTTCACCATCGACGTTGTAATAAGAACGATACTCATGACTACGAAAATAATAGAGACGATAATTATTCTCAGTAGGCCGGATATAAAAAAGTCCTTTTCCATCACACAGGAAATAATCCCATATTGAATCAAGACGAGTATCTAATTTGTTATATTTGACAACTTTATCGATAAAGTCTTTGCGTTGATTACCAAAGTTATCTTGTGACGGAAAAAACTCAACTCCTTGGCGGATACCAAAAAGTTTCATCTGGGCAATATGTGACGCAACAATACCGGTATCGATACCAGCTCCACCATCACGCTCTACATAAGCATCAATGATTTCTTTAAGACGAGCTTTAGCGTCAGCCATTTAACTATTTACTGCCCTTTTGTTTATACATCCTAGCAGCTCTGCCTGCTTTTTTAGCTTTATCTGTGTTAGGAATAAACTGTTTTCCTTTACGAGAACCGGCTCGTTTCTTGCGATCAGTATCTTCTCTTTCTTCTTTGGAAAGCTTGGCCCATGCTTTCTTAGGGAGATAGCGTTTGGTCGTACCGTCTTTTTGAATTGCTTTATCTGCCATGATTATTGGGGACGTTGAATTGTATAGTCAATTTCATAAGGCTGGAACTTAATAGGCAATGCGTACATAGCAGCCCTACCAACACTTGTCATAGGACTAAAAAATTGATTCTTACCTTCATGAGTCATATAGTTTCCGAAGTTTTTTTGTTCAGGTGTTAACAAATGACCGATATTTCTAAGTTTATCTGTTTTGGGGTCATACAGTTGTGTTGGATCAAAAGCAGCTCTTAAAGTTCTATATGCTTTCCCTGGTTGAAATTTACCACTAACTAAATCAGGATCTTCTGCATTATTTACCATGTCATATGTATCTGTAACACGCACAGTAGTTGGTGTTACTTGTGCATTAAAACGACCTAGTGTTTGAGAGGCTGCTTGATTATCTTGTCCATACATTGTAGGTCCTGATGTTGCAATTCCTGGTCCTGCAGCAGGAACAGGTAGAGGGATCATTTCCCTTTGTGAAAAATCTCCAGTAAATGCTGATTCTTTATTAGGGAAAGTAGGCATTAACTGAGTAGCCATAGGTGGTATCTCAGTTGCCTGAATTAAAGACCTTTCAGTTGATGGATCTAATTGCAAATTGGTATTACCAACTCCTGTAAGGTAACGTGCAAATAAATTCATCCTATCTGGCAACAAATTAAAACCTGCTCCTGCAGCAGATTTAATACCACTCATTAAACGTCCTGCTAAATCCATGTTACGTCTCCGTTATGCATAAGAGAAATCAAAGTTAATTCCTGCCAAGGAAGATGGATCTACTGTAGGAGTAGAAAAATTATTAAAGCTGCCTCCTGCTAACAAATCGCCAAAAGCTGCCGATTGATCTTTCTTGCCTGGTCCAAGAGTATCTTGAATGAATTGTTCTTTATCTCTAGTTTGTTGGTTTAACTTATCAACTAAACCCCTAACGTCGTCAATAAATTTGACAGGGTTTGAAAGAGCGTCAAAATAATTTTTTTGCGGGTTGCTTAAATCTGCTTGTGCAATTAGCTGTTCTTGCGGCATATCAAAATTCATTTTTAAATCAATGCCTGATTTGCCTGCAATCTTGCCAAAGTTTTTAGATAAGTAAGGAGAAATATCAACACCTTGTTTGTTATCAATGTACCCTAGAAGATTTTCAGCTCTATCTAATTTCCCTGATTTTAAAAATCCTTCAAAACGTTTCGCTAACTTCTTTGACTCTTTTCCTCCTCTTTGTGCTTTTTTAATACCTTTTTTTGTATCTTTTAAATCGTTAAGAGCATTATCAATATCTTTATAAAGATTTTTTGCTTCCTTCTCGTTTTTGATATTTTCTTTTGTTGGTTTCAGTTGTTTAACAACACCAGCAGCGAACAAATAGTCATCTGCTGTTTTCTTGTTGTCTTTTAATTTGTCTTGAATTTTAGAAATTTTCTCTAGTTCAGATAAGTAAGACATTAGTTTTTCTCCATGTACTTGCCAGCGACTTTAATAACGCTGTCAATCTTATTGGCTTGTGCTTTATGCATTTTAGCGCTACCATGCAACTGTTTTTTAATTTTTTTTAAATCCTTTATTTGTTTTTTCATGACTTTTTATCCTTAGCTTTTTTAGCTGCTGTGGCTGCTTTTTTTGCTTTACTTTTTTCGTATTGATCTTTAGTCTGCCAATCTTCTTTGCCCCACTTCTTTAGATCTTTTTGTTTCTTACCTTCACCACCTTTATATCCACCTCCTTTCTTCTTGTACTCAGCAGCAACCATTTGTGCTTTCCGAGCAGACCACTGACCAGGCTTACCGCCTTTACTGCCAGCCGTAATGCGTTTCTTGATGGATTCACGCAGTCCTGGCTTTGTATATTTAGAGTCGTCTTGTGCCATTAGCTTACAAATTTATTTTGAAATCCCATAGGAAGTCCTTGCGCCCTGGGGATTGGAATAAAAGGTGCATTATCTTCTGGAATGTCTTCAAAGGGAAGATAAGGCCCTCTTCTATAAGGCGTTTGTCCTCCCGGAATTGCATAACTAGGATCGGCTGTTAACTGTTGTACACCACCATAATCTTGCCCTGGATAATAAGGCATTAGCATTGGATTAGTAGGGCCGCCATAATAAGGAAGCTTTGTAAACCCACCTGTTCCTGCAACATTACCAGGGGCACCAGGAACATTCATTCCGCCACCATACGTGGGTGGTCGATAAAAAGGATTTTCTGGATAAGCTTCTTGATCACTTAAAAAGCCTCGCCCAGGATAATACGTTCTAGGAATTTCATCCATCGGAAAAGTGTATCCTTGCTGCTGCGCTACTAAGCTATTCATTAGATACCTCTGGTAGAAACATTACCAAAGCCAGCACCTTTACTTCCTGGTCCTAAAAAAGACGCAGGTGCGACATTACGAGAAGGACGGGGAGAACTGATGTTACCTTCTGAGGTGTACATAAATTCTTCGTCAAACTTCTTCTTTCCTCTAGGGGGAATTTGACTCATATATTTATAAGCTAATTCCATTGGCTAAGAACTTTTTAATTATTCTACCTGTTCGTAACCTGATTCCCCATTCAAACGTTGAACAATAATCCCGTCACCTTTAATGTCCCAAGACAATAGTGTTTCAGGCTCCCAGCCTAAAGTTTCAATAACTTCTTCAGGAATTTGGATATATAAATCACCATTTTCCAGTTCTTCAACCTCAATAAAGTAACTCATTTGGAAAGAATCTTTTCCACAAGTTTATCAAGCTTAGTGTTGATTTCACTGAATTCATCATTCATTCTTTCCATCTCTCGAATATAATCTTGTTTTAAAACATATTCAAGAGGTAAACGGTCGATACGATCTTCTAGTGATCGCATTCTGCTAAAGACTTTTCCCACAAACCAACCGCCGCCTGATACGGCTGCAATGCCTAGTGCTATAAGTTGTTCCATCAGTAATCCAATTGCAATTTTCCTTTGCGTGTTAAGCCTGTTACAAGCCAAACTAAAGCATCAACACAATCATCGTGACTGCTAACACCAAAATTAGTTAGCTCTTCAAACATTGTCGTAAAGTTACGGTACCTGTTAAAAACTATTTTACGATCCTCAAACATTCCCATGATGCCTCTAAACCTGGCTAATTTATCTGCACGGAAACCTTTAACAGGATGCCAGATTAAATTATAAAGCCCCTCATTATTTAAGCAAATACGTTTAAAGTCAGCTTCTAAAGAAGCTTGATACTGCACAGCTTCTGACCAAATATCACAAGTTGAATATGTAGGAAAGTAAACACCATCTTGTTGTTGACCGATCACAGACCAATCATTTAAAAGCTCTTTTAATGCATCTAATTTTTCTAGGTTACCCATTACACGTAACCTACGGTAATCAATAATATGTATTTTATCGCCAATTCGACCACCGAGAACCATTACGGTGTAGTCATTTTTTTCTTTAGTGCCAGCAGAAAGGTCAACACCAATTCCAAGAGTGTCAAATTCAGTGGCAATTTCTGCTTTAACTAAAAGCTCTGGTGCCAGTGAAAGTTCGTTTTGCCTAACAATTTGATTCATATATTGAAAAGAAAAAGCAATAGGGGCTTGCCTTTTCTTCTCTTTTAGATAGTCTAGGGACCACATCTCAGGCCAATATGACTCTTCCTCGCCGGTCACCTCGTTATTTAAAATGGCAGAAAGAACAATCTGCATCCAATTATTTTGCTGACAGAACGTGGTCGAATGAATGTCATCATGACGGAAGCGAGTACCAAGACAAATTGCACGACCACCCTCAAACATTGTTGGAGCAATCACAGCATTCCAGTTATCCTGCATCATCTTTCGGATGTCTGGGTTGCCAATATCTGAAGCAGATTTTATCGGGTCATCAATTACCACAAGTTGAGAACGTTTGGAAGTCACCGATCCTTTAAGTCCTGCTGCACATAAAGTAAATTGTTCTTCACCTGTAACATCAATACCAGCAAATTTATGGTCGATTGACCAGTACTCATTACTCGTAACATTTTTGAGCAACTTAACTGTAGGGAAAACTTCTTGATATTTTTTTGATTCAATAATACGTTTAATGGTTGCTGATTTAGAACGTGCGATATCAACTGTATAGCTTAGATAAAGGATCTGTAAGGGCTTCTTGGCTTGCGTATGAATACCTATTGCCCAGGCAGTAAACAAGCCAAGTACAGTCGATTTAGCAGACCCTCTAGGGCCTAATAGGTCAATGTTCGGTCCTGCAATCTTAAGAAGACACGAACTATCGTTATTTGTTACTAGTTGACGATGCCATTCTTTGTGGTGTTCTGCTGGAGGTTTATCCGCTACATATTCACAAAAGAAACCAAAATCATCTCTAGCTTTTTCAAATAATTGTTCTTTGTCACTCTTGCGTACTTTATGCTTTTTAGCAGCAGCTTGAGCATTACGTCTATAAGCAAGGTGACGATGAGAAGGCACTATTTAAACTATTACTGTTTAAATACTACCTTATTTTTTATCTTCGTCTTTATCTTTGTCTTTGTATTTCTTAGCTGCTTTAGCTGCTTTCAATCCTTTCTCAGCAGATTCCTCTGCTTTTTTCCCTTCTTTTGATTCATTCTTTTTCTTAAAGTGCTCCAGTAATTGTGGAGGCATTTTCTTTTTAGACATCGTCTTCTTCTTGTTCAGGTGTAGGTGGTTGTTCGTTTAATAAATTCTGAAACGGTTGTGGTCCAGGACCTTCTGTTTGCTCAGGAGAGTTATTCATTAAATCCTGAAAAGCCTCTTGATCTGCTTGCCGAGGGGGAACAGAAGGTAGCTCAGGACTATACCTCCTGTTTTTAGCAATCTCAGCCAACATATTGTTGACGGATTGTTTATCAAAAGGGGGCGCGTTTACTTCCATAATATTAATCTTCAAACTGCATTCTAGCCCACACACTCATTGAAGCTTCTTGTAATGGACCTTCAATAGGATCATCTTTAAAAATAGAAGCTAATTCTCTTAATGCACGATCAGCTCCTGCCATTAATAAACCTTTGCGGTCACGAGAGGAAACAAAAGAATCAACTTGGGAAATAGTTCCACGGAGTTCTTTTTGCATTGCAGCAATTCGGGCTACACCAACATCCCTTTTAATAACAAAATTTTCAATATCAATTCTTAATTTTCTAATATCGTCTTGCATTTCTTCAATTTCGTTTAACAAAACTTTTAAGTGATCGGGTTTGGAAAAGTTATCTTTTAACCACAAATCAACAGCAACAATACTGCTGTTATACCCTAAAAATTTTGCATACAAATAAACCTGAATAGCAGAAAAAGTCTCTTCTGCAAAAGAACAGAAAGACTCTTTCGTTGCGCTATCTAAATTGTCAACCCAACACTGAAAAACTTCAATGTCGATATCAGAATCGGTAAGCTTTCTGTGCTTGGTTGTAATCTCTTGCTTCGTCCTTTTCTGAGAACTCTTGCATTTGCTCATTAGTCGTGCGCTTTTCTTGTGCTCCTTTACCTATTGTCGCACGTTCTTGCTCACCAGCATCTTCCATTTTTTTCTTACTAAATTCATAGGCTACTCCTGCAGCTTGACGATATTTGTCAAGATCAAAGTAATCATCTTCTGCGTAAGTACTATCGACAGCAGCCATTGAAATAACCTATGAGTGTAGATCAGAAATTAGACATCATTGAAGCTAAGCCCTGTGAATAAATATCACGGCGTCCTTCAACAGACTTTTGACGTTGTTGACGCTTTTTAGAGCCTTCCAGTTTGTCAAGCAGTTGCTGGAACGTTTCCAGGTCTACCGCTGCATCCTGTGTATTGGAACCTGAGTCGCCCGGATCGTTTGCCATTGTAAAAGTCTTTAGTTAACTATAAAAATTATAATATAGCTCAATACTATCAAGACCAGAAGCCTGACATTAAAGAACCGAAGATCTGTGCATCTTTTTGTCTTGATGCAACATCACGTGCAGCATCACCTTTGATGCGTTCTCCTTCAAGAGCATATTCACCACGGACTTTATCGCTTTCTAAACCAAACTCACCACGGATTTTTTCAACGTCTTTTAATCCTGCAGTAACAATATTCTGCAAAGAAAGACTATATTCACCTTGAATTGTCGCTACATTTTCTGCACCAAGTCGCTGTTGGTCAGCTAAATACTTACGCCAACGTTCTTCTGCTGATGACGTAATTCCTGCAATATCAACACTGGCGTCTGATGCATACATTGATGCACCCGCTTGAGCATCAGCTACATATTTATCCGCATCTGAACGAATGCCAGCAATAATTTGAGCATTGTTATAGGCACCTTGAGCTAAAAAGTGGTCATTGGCAGTATCAATACCTGCCATTGCTTCATAAACACCTAAATCAATCTCTGTAGCAGTACGCCCTTGAGCATCACTAGAAGAAGAGCTTCCACCTCCTGTGAGATACGCACCACTGTGTCCTTTGGGAACACTTGTTTTGATGTTTTTATTTTCTGCTTTATTAATAAATTTATTTAATTTATTAGCAGAAATACCATCTTTTTTAGCTTTGTTAATGCTTTTACTGGTGATTTTGGTTCCTCCTTTACCACCATATTTATCCATAAAATCTTGAAACTTCATTGTTACTTACCTTGAGTGTTAAGCGAAAGAATTAGCACGGAACCTTCGCGCTGATTCTTGTCTATCAAACATTCTATCCATACCTGGCGTTCCTGCAAATAACTTAACTCCACTTTCGGTCCCGACAAGAGGACCGTACCTCATTCCAGCAAGAAGTTCTTGAGAAGATGGCATTCTGTTTTTCATACCTTCAGGTGTTTGTGCAAAGTAAGATGCAAAAGCTTGTTGCGCATCTTTTGGACTACCAGTAGAACCTGTTACTAAAGCATACTTGTAAGCGTCTTTTACTTGTTCGCGAGAAGGTGTCCCTCCTCCAAACATAGACTTACCAATAACATCTGCTAATTCTTCACCACGGGGCCTACCAATTGTGCTTGTCAATATATTACGATAAGCTTTATCACTTGGGTCTAAACCGCCGCTATCATACAAACCTAAAAGCGAATATTTATCTATCTTTCCCTTATCCATTGCCTTTTCATATTTCTCCAGATCTTTTGGACCAAGCCTAGGCTTAACATTAAATTGATTTTCCGCATAAGAAGAAAGAAAATCAGGGGGAGCAATGATGTCTTGAAGAGCATCAAAATCAATTCCTCCTCCTCCGCCGCCTGACGAACCACCACCACCACCAAACAAACCGCCTAAAATGTTGCTTGCAGCGAAACCACCAGCTGCTGATAAAGCTCCTGTAGCTAACGCCGGTAAAATTGCAACCATTTTTTTACATCCTTTATTTACTAATTATCGCAGACCCAAGTCAACCAAACATGGTCTGGAAACGGGCTGAACGCATCTCAGATCCAGGGGCATCTCTTGAGGCTATATTCATTGCTATTCCTTTAGTAACTAAATCTTGGAATGGCTTACTTTTTTGCAAATTAAGTTGGAACATAGAATCATCGTAACGACGTTGTTGTGCAAGATCTGCATTTTTATTGCCAAAGGCAAAGTCCATGAGGGCTGCATTCTTACCTGCTAATGCTCCTATCCCTGTTGCTTGATATGCACTTTCTCTATATCCTCTAGCTGCTTGATTAGTAAATAAACCACTTAAGCCTGCAGATAGCAAAGGGCCGCCTACGTTAGACATGAAGTTACTATTTAAGAAGTTACCAAAACCTCCTAAAAAGCCTCCGCCTCCACTTGTATTGGGGTTAGCTGAACCAAAGCCAGACGTACCTCCAAAACCAGTCATTGGTGTATCAGCACCAATGCCCGAATAGCTGCCAATAGCATCAAGATTTAAATTCATTATCCAATACCTCCCATTGGATTAACTGCCATGTATTGAGTGGATCCAGCAGGAGTTGCTTGGATACGACTATAAGCATCCCGTACACCTTTGACCATTTCTGGTGCAAACGCATATTTTGAGAAGGCTGCTTGAGCCATTAACTTAGGTAGACCCTGGTACATAAAGCCATAGAAAGCAGATTCTTTACCGTACTTTTGAGCACGGGCCATTTGCTTTGCGTTCAAATCATCTGCTCGTTTATACATATCATCTAAGTATTCTGGAGAACGATAGTATTTTTTTTCCTCTTGGGCATCTCCATACATTTTATAGAGAAGCTCTTCCATTGGAGTTCGTTGTTTATTTGTAGTTTTTTCATTATCATCGTCATCATCTTCTTCACTGTTAAAAGGAAAATCTATATATTGTCCTGCTAATTGAGGAAGACCCAAGTTCATATCAATCCCTTCAAATAAAGGGTTTGCAAGCATTGACGGGTTGTAAAAACTAGAACTTGATTTTGTCATTGTTAACCTCAACCAAAGCTAATGTTGGGTGCTTGCAGCACACTGCCAGCATAAGGAGCGGCAGTTAACGCAGTGCGTAGATTTGCACCTGCTTCTGCCTGTGCGCCAGTTGCTAGACGGCCTGCTGTAGCTACTGTGCCCAGCATTGCGTAGTTACTAGCTTGAGTATTCATCAACGCCTGTTGACGAATCATCTCAGCATTCTTCATCTTCTGAATCGTTGGATTCATTTTTTGCAACTGCTCTAGTTCTGCTTGCATATAGAACTGAGTTAAGTCTTTAAGACTGGAAGTATTAACACCTAAAGTACGCTCAAGTTGACTGAGATTTTGACCAAAAATTTGTTCTCGCGCTGCAAGTTGACTGCCTAATTCAGTTTCTTTACCTTTGGTTGGTTGATTTGTAATTTTACGCTTAGCATATTCGGCTCCCTGCGCACCAGAAGGGGCTCCAATTAGACCACCAATTACAGGTAACGCTGCTTTGGCTACTTTTCCATAACCACCTGGCAACATGCTGGCAATACCATAACCAATACCAGCACCGACTCCACCACCAACAACAGCGCCTGCAGCTCCTACAGGACGTTCAGCTTGTAGTTCACCAATAGCAGTGCCAACACCAGGGAGCAGTGCTCCTGCCATTACACCATAACGGCCAGGATTATTGACAAGACTATTTTGAATAACTTGAGCCCGTTTAGCAGTAGGCTCCATTACATTTTGAACAGTGTTCCGATAATAATCAGCAAACTGTTGCGGATTACGAAATGCACCTTGCAAACGCAGCATCGGATCATCGATGGCTAAAGGCATTCCTTGTGCGATACGATTGGGATCTGTTCTACCGGCAACCATCTTTAATAACAAATATCTTTATTACTTAAATTCTATCTCAACTAATACCATACTCTTGTGTTGTTGGTAAATCAGATTGACCAGTTGAAGCTAATAAAGTATTGGCTAACTTACCGGCTAAAGCACCTGTAAGGGCTCCTGCTCCTCCCATAAGAGCAAGAGTACGTGTCTTGGGACCAATGTAATCAGTTCGGCTTCCCATTCTGTTCGTAACACTCTTGCCTCTTTTTACTTTTGTATCTCCTTCTCTATACACTTGTTTATCTACATATTTTTTACCTGGAACTGATTCAGAAGTATCTTCGGTTTTGATTGTTCTTGGTTGTTTAGGCCCAATTCCCCCAGGGACTGTTTCTGGAGTCTGTTGCCTTAGTGCAGCGCCGGTAGCAAGTGCTCCACCCGTTAAAGCTCCTACAGCTTGAAGACCAACGGGAAAACCAACAATACGTGCTTCAGGTTCTCCCTGTAAATTTTCCATCGTACCTTTAATAACGCCAACACCTAAAGGTCCTTTTTCGTTATACAAGAAATCCATATAATTTGCATACCGTTGTTTTGTTAAATCTGGAATATCTTCTTTAGCTGTTTCAAACTTTAAAGGACGACCTTGACGACCTAAAACAAAACGATCTAACAGTTCTGGTGCAATTTGTCCTGTTTGTCGTCGATCTTCTGAACCTTGCTCTGCATAAGTCTGTGCAAAACCTTTAGGACGACCTAACTCACCAATATTAGTTGCATCAAACGTTCCTAAAGAAGCACTAACAGGAACACCAACTGCAGCTAAAGAAATTGCTGCTCGTTGTGTTGGTGTGTAATTGAGAAGACGATCGCCTATTGCTTGTTCTGCTAATTTATCTGCAATCGCCATTGGGTGATTGTATCGCCAATATAAATGCCTTGTTGCATCTTCTCCAACATCAGTTAATAACCTTGCACCCATTGCACCAGCAAGCTGAACAGGTGTTTCTGTTGTTACCCCTTGATCAGCTAAACCTTTGTAAAACTTTCTTGCTCCTTGTGTAATAGGTAGAACACTATGACCGCGATCTCCTCTTGTCCCCATTTCACTGACAGCTTTCTGCCAGCCTTTTAAATAGTCTGTACGGAGTCCCATAATTAAAGCCCCACGATTGATGCCATTGCTCTAGGATCCATTTCTATAGTTGGCCCTTTATCATTTAAATACTGTTGTAAAGTTGCTCTCGTATTGCTTCCACCCATTTGCTGAAACATTGTCCCAGGCATATATTGTCCTGCTAGCAAATCATTATTTAACAACATTCTTTGAATATTTTGTTGTTCAATTTGTGCAGCCTGATTATCGTTAATGACTGCGTCAGCAGGAGCCATAGGGGGCGGTGGCGTACCTACTTCTTGTTTCATACGAGGATCAATAGCTGCTACAGGTATCCCAGATAAAACAGAACCTGCAACGTTAGCTGGTAACTCTAAACGTGATTTTTTTCCTCTTAAACCACGTACTGCTCCTTGTGCTGTTCCTGAAAGAACCGTGTCAGACAAACCATAAGCTAATGCTGTAAGAGGATCTGCACCTGTTAAAAGATTAACGCCAGTATTAAGTCCTCCACTCACTAAAGCTTCATTACGAATACCTTTCATTAAGCCTTTGTTTTTTAAAAGACTTCCTGCTAATTTTAGTAATCCGCCTGCCATCTACTCATAACTATTATTTCTAATTCTAAGCCCCTTTACTTTCAGCTTCTGCGATCTCTCCTTTAGATGCAGATAACAACTGCGCAATATTCATGTTGCCTTCCATTTCGTTTTCTGCACGTTGTTCTGCTGTTGCCATCAAATAACCTTTAGGGTCAGGATTAGTTGCACGTGGCATCGGGTTTTTAATTCGATCACCAGGAGAAATAGTAGGACTTAAGTTATATCTTTCACGCCACATCTCACCAATTGCTTGAAACTCTGGTGATTGTCTAAAATCTAACTTTGTATTACCACGGCCTTCATCAAAACTATAAAGACTAGCTGCAGGATCTTCTTTATTAGTTCGTCCTACATCAAAACGACCCAAGCCTGTAAACAATTCAAAGTTAGCAGGATTTTCATTTACAAAATCTAGTCGTGCATTAAGAATTGGTTTCTTACTAACTAATTTATTTCTAAGCTCGTCTACACCAAAACGATTAAAAGCAAAAGGAGGTTTATCTGATTTAGCACGAAAAGATTCTTCATAATCAATCTTACGTGGTCCTCTTCTTCCTTTACGAAAGAAAAGAGAAACTTCGTCTAAATAATTTTCAGGACGAGTTAAGCGACTATCGTATGGCATAACTATTTTTTAGTTTTTTTCTTCTTGTTTAATTTTACAAGAGTTTCACGAAGCTGTGCTTGCTTCCGTGTCTTCTCATCATAATCATCAGGATTCTTTTCCACATTCGCTTGAAGCTGTGCAGAAGTAATTCCTTTCTTCTTTGCTTTAGCGGTAAACGTTCCAGGGCGTTTGATTGCGGATTGAATCCACTTCTTATCTTTCTTGGTTTTCTTTTTCTTTTCAGTCATGATTATTTAGCGTAGTTACTAAGGAAATTAAAAGCTTCTGCTTTAGACATTAAAGGCTCACCAGCAGCTTTTCTGCGTGTTGCTTCCTGACGTAATGCTGCAATTCTAGGACGACTTTGCCGTTGTGCTCTTCCTGCTAATGAAGATTGTGGATTACGACCTTCAATAGCAGTCCGACGCAGAATTTCAGAATCTAACAAACGGTTCTGTCTGTCAGGCTTTTGATATTTTTGTTCATCAACAAAAACTAAATCGCGATCTGGTGGAGTGGGAATTCCTAGTTCGTCAGCTCTTGAATCCATTAATGCTTGATTAATTAATTCATCTTCTGTTACTTGCGTAGGACGTTGACCTGCAGTAGCACGTTCTCCTTTGCGATCGGTACGTTCTGGACCATATAAACCCATACGACCACCGGTTTGTGTGCGGTCTCCTTCAAAACCTGTTAATTGATTACCTACATCATCAGACGCTCTTGTTTTAGTTGTAACAGAACTAGAAGGCGGAAGAGACTCTTTAGGCCACGGACCAAAAGCTGCTCCCGGGCGTTTACTTTCTATTGCACTTTCATCTACTGGAACAAATACAGTACGTCCTTTTAAATCCGATTCACGCAGTCCTGCAGTAAATTCGGAAACATTGCGACCACCGCCGCCTTTAGTTAGTTCAATTGATTTACGACCAGGGCGAATTTCTAATGTTTCAGGAATAATTTCATTAGTGGCTGGATTAACTTCATAAAATGCACGTGATCCTTCTGTTTGATCAATTAAAAATTGTTGGGCACCTAGTTCTTTTAAACCTTTTAATTGAGCGCGTACATTATCTCGTTCTGCCATTGCATCACCAATGTCTACATTTAAACTTGCGGGATCAGGCATATTCTGCATTTCATATTGCATCTGACCATACATACGGCTGTAATCATCTTTATCAATAGGCTCACGATCCATTGCAGATTTAATCATTAATGAATCTTCTTCTAATTGTTTACGGCGTCCGGCAAGCTGTTGCTGCTCTGCACCAAGAGAAGAAATACGATTTGTTAAATCTACGTCTTTACCTTCAAGGTCATCTACAAATTCACCAAAAGTTCCTGATTTAAACAAAGAACCTGTTGCTAGTTCGTCTGAATCTAAAGACAGTACAGACTTAGGTTTAACTGTTACAGGAGATGCAGGTTGTTCTGAAAAACGAGATAACACTGCTTCATCACCTGTACTTGCATATAACTCTGCCGCTTCAATTAATTCAGGGTTAGAAGCAAGAACACGTTCAACACGTGTAGGAGATAAACCTTTAGCTTGCAACTTATCACGTTGTTGATTTAAGAAAGACTGAGCAGCACTAACATCAATATCTTCATTTCTTTGTACCGCACGTTCAATAGGTGCAGCAGCTTGATCAGAAGCAGTATTTAGAGCTTCAATGTTTTGTACTTGTGCTGCAGGTTCACCAAAAGCTTCATACGTTTCTGTAAGGGTTGGAGTTTCTTGGGCCAATTCGGATAATATATTTTTTGCCTGTCTTTCTTCTTCCTTTTCTAAGCGACGGACAACGTTTGACTGACGACTTGATTCAGTCCCCATCATTTGACCAGCTTCTGCTGCTACTTCACGTCCGGCAAGCATTTGACCTGCTTCACCAACACTGACTTCTGCTAAAAGCTCATCAACACGATCACTTAAATTTTCTTGTGCTTGTTTTGATCGAATCGAAGCATCTCCACCACGACGATATATTTCTCCCGTTTCAGGATCAGTAACTAACATTGATTCATCTACGCCACCAGAAGGACGAGTTACTTGCGGTAAATCTTCTTCAGCTTTAGCTGCTACATCTTTATATACTTGCGTTTTAGACTTTGGTACTTGCTGATCACTAAGATCAGTCATCTTTACACTACTTTTGCCAGCAGTATCTGCTTTAATTCCTTTCTTAGCCCGTCCACGCAGGGTCATTAAACCTCCACCAACCCCTGCAAGACCTAATCCAATGCCAAGACCTAAGGCAAGAGAGTTTGATTCCTGTTTTTCAGGCGGTTGAAGTTGCCTTTGACGGAATGCACGGACTTCAGGAACTAATTGAGCCCGTTCTTCCGGTGATTCAGGGTAAGAAGTACCGGTTGCACGGCTATATGCGGCAAAATCAGCAGGAGAAAGAGCCATTTACTTAATATCAACTAATTATTGACTAATAAACTTATTTTAAGCCGAAAAATTTAGAAAATTGTACTTAAGATAGACTATATCTATAAAAAGTGGCAGATAACATGTTAGAAGCCCCGCTTACAAAAGAACAAAACCTACAACGCGGTGTTGCACTGGAAGGTATTGCTACTGCAGCGCAGGATATGGCTGATAAAGGGGCTACACCCCTAGAAGTACAGACTTTCGCCCAGGGTGCTAAGCGTGAATTAGCCCGTGAAATTGGTGATACCGGAAAAATGGGAGAAGCAGCTAAAGCAGCTAAAGCATATAAAGATTTAGCACAGAAGTAACCCGCAACTTTGGGGTAATTGTTTGGGGTAAACGTCAGTTTTGACGACGTTTTGGGCTACAAAATTTTATATGAAAAGTTATATTAGTAAATTAAAACAATAGTTTTTAATAACAAAAGTTTGGGCTAATTATTACCAGGGGGATACCTAAACGACGACTTTTTGTGCAACCTATTTTTTGTTTAAAACGCCAACTTTTTACCCGAAATGGGTTAATAATTACCTAACACTCCTCACACACGTTGTCCGACTGCGAATGCGTATAGAAAAAAAATAAGGGTGGGCCTTTGTATATATGAAAGGAATGAATTGGGTGGGAAGTCAGGAGGACAGTGTGAATTTCACAGACAATAATTCAATTGTCATGTGGAAAACTCAGTAATTAATCCACAATCCTGTGGAAAACAGTCTTTCCATCTGTTGTTTGCCACCTTTTACTTGTTATTTCGCGCTCTCTAGCGCTGAAGTCCAAGAAAGATTGTAGCGATCAACAACCGTCAAGCTGGACGTTAAACGTAGCAACGTTCCATTCACTTCAACATCATGTCTTACGCACTTGAGACTAAGCAAGCTGTTTACTTCTTTGAGATCAAAGGAGATCAAGCACTTGTATCCAAGCTTGTCCGTAAAGGACAGCAAGGAAGAGATCAACAAGCACGTTGCAGTGTTGCTATGGCTCGCCGTTGGTACCAGCAACTGCTTAACAAGTGATCCGTTAACGCGGGACCAGGGGTGCAATCCCCCTGGCACTTCTTACCTACAGCGGAGATAGGTACCGCACACGCAGGAGTTACCTGTGAGCACCACCAACAAGGTTCCCGGTTATGACCTTACCTTTCCAACCACTCTCAATGAGATGGCTGAGAAAGATGGTCAGCCTCCGTACGTCTACGGGGGTGACACTGTCATTGAATGCGAACAGGATTTAATTGACATTGAAGCCGGACTGCCAACTCGTGCAGAGTCTGGCGAGTTTGTCTTCCAACAGATTAGAAATCTGATGGAGGACGGATACTCCCAAGTACTAACCAGGGAACATGCAGCAGAAATTGCCAAGTATGCAATCAAGCTGCTTAGCTGATCCGTTAAAGCGGGTGACCAGGTGCAAACCCTGGTCCAGTTATTGCCCTCAGTGGAGATGGGCACCACACAACTCAACGCAACTCATGCTTAACGCATTGCGACTGATGGTTCCTTCCATCCAGATGATCGAAGAAGAAGCTGATCGTCTCACCAGGCTCTCAGCCTGTTGGACAGATGAGGATGGCTTCAAGAAAACTCACACCGTCAAGTTCGGCTACGAGTACAACGATGAAGCCCTTGCCTATCATCAAGGTCAGTGGTCAGAAGACAACAACTGTTACATCTATGTCAGTGCCAGAGGTAATGTGCATACCTGTTCAGCAGAGCAGGGTGAAACTTACAAGCGCTCACGTGATGAGCGTGAAGTCAAGTACCAACAAGCACATACACGCCATCATGGTGCTCCAGATGTTGACGCAGTAGTGGTTGAAGCCACTGTTGTTTCCTGACCAAATCAGGGGGCTGTAAAGTCCCCTTTTTTCTTTATTCTTATTTGTAACCATGGCTAAGTCGTACCTTGCTGTAATTCTGGGCATAGGTTTAGGAGGTCTTATCTGTGCCTTTGGCCAGAAGCATCTAAACCATCGCGCAGTACAAACGTGCAACGCACAACCTGACTATCATCGACTACTCACGTTAACATCGTGGGTAGGTGATGCTAAGCATTGCGTACACATTCGCTATCTCAACAATGACCAAACCTATTAAACGTAACGATGATCTTGTATCTTATGGAGCAAGTGCTGGCCTTATTGGCATGGCTGCTTTAGTTGGCTTGCCAGTAGGTGCCGCATGTGCTTACCTTGCATTTAAGATCTATCAATCCAGAAGGAAGTAATGACTTCTGCACTAAAGGGCTATGGCCCTTTTCTGCAGGACTCTATATCCTGCTCAATCTTTATTCATTTCACATGACTGAAATTTACACAGATGATCCAACAACCTGGCCATCAATTAAAGATGATGACACAGATGTTGTAATCTCTCCTCCTCCCACAACTAAAGAGCTACAAGACCAAGCTATCCGAGCTGCTCGCAAGAAAGAGTGGATGGTTTGTACTGAAGGCAATGATTACTCAGCCTGTGTTATTGCCTGGAGCAAAGCACCTGGAACAGAGAATGGTTTAGCGACTAACTGGTGCAGAGTCATGACCATCATTGATGGCATAGCTCAAACTGAAACTGTTAAGATGACTCACTATTATCAAGATGCTAATGCAACAGTAATGGGTTCTGGCTATGTTTCTAAACGACTTAAACTTTTTAAACTCAACGTTAATTTCTAATGGCTTATCACACTGTTCGTAACGAACAGGGAAAATACATAAGACTTGATTCTTATGCTAAATCCCCTGTCCCCACTATCGTCACAGCTATTGTTACTATCTTGCTTCTTGCAGGTGCTGCTACATATGCATTGACGTATCAAGAACCTGTGTGCCCACCAGGGCGCACTGAATACCACGGACCTGCTTGTTAACTATGGTTGTTTGTTGCCCTACTATCTATTATTCCTTGTTACAACCTCCATGGAATACTGTTGACTTAAACCTTGAAGATCACATTGATTTTTGGTACAAGAATATCAATCTTTGTTATCAAAACAATGTGTCAATTGATATGATATGTACTTATCTTGAAGCTATCAATGATGAAGATATTGAATAACATTACTTATTTCATTTCAATTCACTATGACTATCGAAACATTTGACAACGGTGGTTACATCGTTACAGGTGACAGCATTCCAACTTATCGTTTGTTAATGCTGCGCCACACATTGAAGATGGAACTGAAAGGTCTCCGTATGTCTTCTCATCGTCCCACTGCCTACTCCATTATTAAGAAAGAGTTTGGTTTGAAAGGATCAAAACTTAAAGTCTTGACTGCTTTTGAATCAATTCTTACTAATGATTACAACTTGGATCTAACTGTTCCAAGTATTGGCTACTAATGTAGTAAATCTAACTGGGCTTTATGTCTCATTACTTGCGTCCTATTCCAGGGACGCCGAGACTATGTAAGTCCCAGACTACACATTTCATTCAATTCAACATTCCTAACACTATGTCTCTCATCAAAACCTGGCTGCTTGAGCAGCAACGCCGCGAATTTGAAGCTGGCCAAGCTGAATACAAAGCTAAGCAAACAACTGAATACACACAAGATCAGCAATTCGTTCTTAACGATATTGCAAACGAACAAGAACAACTTATGCAAGAACTTATGTCAGAGGAGGTGGCAGGAGATGCCGACTACCACAAAGGATGATGTCATCCTGCACATCATTGTTATTGTTTCAATTATCATCACAGAGTTAATCTCATGCTTCATCCAGAAACCTACGCAATCGCCCAAGCTCTCACTGGCTACGAAAAGTTCAGTGAAGAAGAGTACCTCGAACAATGGGAAGCAGAAGTTACCTACGACAGAGCCAAGCCTTGCAACAAACCGCCGCTCAACGGCAGCATCAGCAAGGACAAAGAAGGCAAACTCTGGTGCTATTGGATCCCAGTCCACGACGACAAAGACATCGAAGGCTGGTACGAAGTCCCGTGCAAAGAAGACATCGAAGACTATGTCCTCGGTTCACTAGCTTTTACACCAGGTGACCAGGAAGTTGAGCCAGATCATCCTGATTCTTGGCTGAATCTTCTTTGTTTAATTTGACCTAAGTCTGGGCATCCTTTATGGTGTAAGCCCCAGACATATAAGCAAATCTTATCACTCAATGCTATCAATCTCTGAGATCAATGAGTATCGCGAATCTAAAGGTCGCGATCCTATTCAACTGCACAAGCTACCCAAAGATCCTGCAGCTAAGTTGCTGCAAGGACTAGACCATGCCACTATTGACATGATCAATCACGGTGGTCCCGAACAACTCGTTGATGATCTGTTCCAACAGATTGTTGATGATTCATCTAACACCTGGACTCAACAGAGTCTTTGGTACCGTCAACTTCAAACACACTACAAATGAACAAGACTCAACCTCAACAACTCAACATCAGATTAATTCAACGTTGGTATGTTGATAAACTCGATAACCTTGCAGAACGCACAGGTCGCAATCGTATTGATGTAGCACGTTCATTACTTATGGCTGCTATTGAAAATTGTTATCCAGAGGAAGGCCCAATCATTACAACAGAAGATGTCCCTAAGTTTGAAGACTTAACGGACATCTACAACCAACGTTCTACCAATTCTTAATCTTATGACTGGACGCAATCGCTATCGTGTCAAGTACAGACATGAACCACCAGCAGATCCTGTACCTGGTCAAGATTATCTTCTTGGTGTAGGTACTTGGTCTGCCAATATTTATGCTCATGACATTGATGATGCACGGCACCAGATCCTAAAGAACTTTCCACTCAAAAGGCCTGATGGAAAAATGGTCCATAGAATTATTATCTCTTGTCGCAAAATCTACTACTGAATCCAATGGATCAATCTAAATACATACCACCACCGTCTCAGAAAGACCGTGGTGGTCATGGTCCTGTTATGACAGTGGGCAACAAACGCCCATGGAAAACTAAAGATCGTTTAAGATCTAAATCCAAATCAAATCTAACCATTTTACACACACTTAAAGATGAGTAACCCTCAGAAATATCTAATTGAACCTATAACTGGTGTTGATCAAAGCATGGTCGAGTCACTTGCTAAAATACTTGAGGTCATGCCTCACCAGGTTATAGAAACTGCTCTGCATGAATGGCTTGAAGCTAACTTCATGCGTATCAATTCACTACATCGCAATGCACAACAGATTCATGACGAACTCAATCCCAAACGAAAGACTCAAATGGAACAAAGTAATACAAATTAAATCTCCATTTTATTTAAATCAAAAGAAACATCCAGAATGGAAAGGTGACAGGGTTCAATTTAATATTAGGATTCCAAAGGAAATGAAAGAACGTCTTAATGAAGCAAGAGGTACAACACCTATTGGTGATTACCTCATAATGATTATTGAAAACCATTTCAACTCAAACTCATGACACGCAAACGCAGCCTTATCAACTTCCGCAAAACAATCTTCGGAATTGAAATCACAGAGAATGGTGTACAATCTTTCGGTAAATCTGTAAAGATTGGTCCTATCCAATTCTCTGGTAACATCGGACGTTCAGGTATCCTTGGCTCTGTTGCAATACCTGGAACTGGTATCAGCAAACGCAGAATCAAACTGGCTGACCTGCCAGACTTCAACACACCTGATCTACCTGAACACAACAGTAAACCCGACATGTGGTCTGACAACGAATGACGTATGTGCCCAAGGAGCTAGTCCCAGAAGATGCTGAAATCTTTAAAGGTCCCAAAGGAGGAACTTACTTCTTTCGCAATGGTAAACGTGTTTACATTCTCAAAGAAAGGGCACCAAGGCGACGTTCATTTAATCCAAGGAAAGGTAAGTTTACTGAGTGGTTAGATAATCAACTCATGTAATGTTAAGAAATAGTAAAGCCCCCTGCACCCCCGCAGGGACCACCAAGAATACTTATATACCTTTAAGTAAATACTTTTATCTAGGCATTGTGTCCCCAACATGTAAGTCCTAGACTTCTGTTGTTCATTTAACCTCATCTCATGCTCAAGTACAACGATCCATCTATCCATGACACCATTGAACGCATAGAAGTTTATGCAGGTGGTTTTGGCGCAGCTCTTATGACTGCTTTCAGGATTGCTGATCCAGATAACAAGCAGCGAATTATTGAAGCTTTCCCAGAACTATTTGAATCGCATGGTCCTAACAGTGTCTTTGCTTCCAAAGAAACATCTGTTAGTTCTATGGGCTATGCCATGGTTAAACATCTCACTATACGTAAGTAATTATGTCTATTATCAACATCATTAATCTTGAAGAAGATCTAGTTACTTATGAATCAATTCATTACATTGTCACTGCACTGGTTGAAGACAAACTTCTTACCAAGCCTGCTGTCTATCACCCAGCAGATGTGGCTTCGCCTGAAGAATATGGCCCTGGTGTTTGCTCAGCAGGGTTTGAAGTTCTGTTTGGCGACGATCCTCCGCCAACCCTGGGCAGTCCTGTAGATCTTCTTAATTACATTCAAGATCTAGATCTTGATTGGCAACTAGACGAAGACGACTAACATTATGGGCAGTAGTAAGAGACGAACTACGTAAGTCCCATTTTTTCATTCCACATTATTTCATTCAACATCATGCATTTCAATCTTCCTGATCAGCTTGCACTTGAAGTAGCAAGCTATGACAAAACACGTAAAAGACTAGCGGCTGCTATGGCAGCAGAAGATAAAGCTATGGGTAAGAAGAAACAAACTTATCCCAATGGCAGACCATCTAATATGTTTCCTACTGACATTGTTAATGACCGTACCTGGTCTGAAGTTGTAGATGTTATTAATGCACGAACATCTAAAGAGAAGTGTCATCTCTTAACTAGGCCTGTGCTTGGAGAAGACCCCAAACCATTTGCAGTTGTTTATTTTATTAGGCAATTATGGGTTGCTTGTTGGTTACCCAGGCGTAAAGATGACGGCTATATCTACGGGATTACTATTGCATTTAGAGACACTAAAGCTGCACGCAATCAATGTACTGAAAGATATTTTTTATGTCCAAATCATCTTGGCAAAAGTATGTTTGATCATACAGGAAAAGAAGAAGACATGCTTCCACGTATCAAAGATGGTCGTTCATATTGGTATCGCAAGTCAATCTTTTTTACCAAAGATGAACTTGTTGATGGATACACAGGTAACTACTGGAAAAGTGTGACATCAAACCACGATGTTCGTACGTATGGTAACACTTATCAGATGAGTAAAACTATTCGTAGCTGGGAACAAGAATTAATTAAAGGTATACCAACATTTATTGGTGGCTCTGATCATACATATTTTGCACGCATGAATCCTGCTAACTGCAAGTTTGAAAAAATAATGAGTGAATATTATTCACGACCAAAATGGCACCCTCATGATACAGATTATGTACATGATTTAGATACAATCATAAATACATTACGTCGGCGCTTTCGTGATCATTGCATGAGTGACTTTTTTGAAGCTAAATGGTTTAGATCTCTAGTTGCAAAAGCAATGGCTAATACCTATTCCATTCATGAAAAACAAACATCAAGCATGCAATACAATCGAGAAGCACTAATACAACCATATGCAGAGCTGTATCAATTTATTGAAACAGTAAATGATATCAAATCTATCTATAAAAATATAGATCTTAATCTTATACATTCCAGATATGATTTATTAAAAAGACTAAACATGCCTGGTGTTCATAGTGACACAGGTAATGCCTGGATTCGTGAAAACTTACCCGTTGAATCGTTTATTAATATGTTCCAAAGTTATTACGACAGAGAAATTAAAGAAGATACTTATCGCACACCAGATAATAAGACTGGATATATTCTCATATACATGCATCTTTATCGTGACACTTACCAGATGTTAACTCAATGCATTGCTGGTCAACGCACTGATAATCTCAAGCCAAAACGTTGGCGTTTACAAGACTGGCATGATCATCTCATGGCAGAATCCTGGAAGCTTCACAATCCTAATGTTGATTTACCACAGAAGTTATTTCCTGAACCAATACAAGTACGTAAGTATGTTGACCTAACCTGGGATGATTGTTTTGATATGCTTCCAGAAGAAGAACAAGAACTTGAATTAGAAACAAAGATTAGTTTCTTCCAGCCTAAAGACACACACCAACTCGCAGCCTGGGGTCGAGCTGTACGTAACTGTGTTGGTGGTGGCCATGGTTATGCAGAAGGTGTTAAGAAGATGAAACATCTGATTGTTCTTGCAATGGTTGACAACAAGCCAAGATACACAGTGCAACTCACTGTTGACAATGGCATTATGAATGTTAATCAAATTGCAGATATAGGTAACCGCAGGCTTGACGATATTGAACGTGATGATGTTCAAGAAGCTTTTAGTTATGCGTTGCAAAAACGTACGCAACAGTTAAACTGATCGCACCAACCTAGGCAGCCGAGTGACATTCTTGTCGCGGCTAGGCGTAAGTCCTACATCACCGGGAGTGTGGCGGAATTGGTAGACGCATCAGACTTAAAATCTGTGGACTGTTACAGTCGTGCGAGTTCAAGTCTCGCCACTCCTACCAAACACTTAGTATTCATTACTAATTTCATTTTTCAATGCAAGACAATGTGTCACTCATCTGGGCTACACAAGAAGCTGAGCCTCTCATTGTAGAAATGGCCCGCGTTAGTGCTCCAGCTAATGCAAAGAATGTTTCTACAGGTCCTAAATTATTAAAGTATCTTATTAAACATAAACACTGGTCACCATTTCAAATGGCATCAATGTGCGTAGAGATACGTACAACCAGGGCAATCAGTCCACAGATCTTGCGCCATTCATCATTTGGTTTCCAAGAATTCTCACAACGCTATGCAAACAACAACACTATTGGTAGACCTGAGTTACCACATCTCAGAGCACAAGATCATAAGAACAGACAAAACAGCACTGATGATTTGCAACAGAAGTTAGGCAAGCCAAAGCTTGCTGACTACTACAGACGAATAGCAATTATGTATGAAGATGCTGAACATCTTTATCAAGAATTGTTGTCTGATGGTGTAGCAAAAGAATCAGCTAGGTTTGTATTACCTTTGTCTGCTCCCACAAAATTATTTATGTGCGGAACACTTAGGTCATGGCTCCATTACATAGATTTGCGTACTGCCAATGGTACGCAACAAGAACACAAAGAGATTGCTGAGCAATGCAAGGCTATCTTTCAAGAACAATTCCCTATTATTTCGGAGGCAATGTGGCACGTCCAACAGTCAAATTAATTTGTTCCTATTGTGGAACAAAATTTGAACGTGAAAGAAAACGCGAAGAGTATCGTATTACGCACAGACATGCAGGTCCTTATTGCAGCAAAAGCTGTGCTTCTAAAAGCAAAGGAGTTTATGATCGTGCTTCTGGTAAAAACAATCCAAACTCTATTCTTACAGAGGATGATGTTAGAAAAATACGTAGGCAACTTAAATATGGTGTGCCAGTTAAAAACATAATGATGCTTACTGGTATGTCTGAAAATTGTATTCGTTCAATTCAACATAGAAAAACATGGAAACATATAGAAGATTATGTCGCTTGAATTAGAAGATGCTCTTGATCTTATCTACAAAGGTCAAACTAATGTAGCTATCATGGCAAAAAAAGTAGGCGTCTCACTAGATGAAATGAAACGCCTATTTAATTTTTATGTAAGTCAACGTCCTATTGATCCAGACGTATGGCAAGCTGATGTAGAACCAAGCTGGCCGTGGGCTTAATTACTTAAGTCGTTCACGTTCTAATTTTGCTTGGAACTGTTCACGTTCCTTTTTATTTTCATCCCTTGAAACCCAAACTGAATGGATCGAATTCAATGTCGGGTTAGTACGAATGTACTTAACACCTCGATAGGTCAGTGTCTTGGTAGACATAATGTCCTCCGCTAAACCCAGGTCCCGTTCCTTACCTGGTGAATTGCGCCCCAATGGGGTGAACGTCCTTTCATTATAGTCCTGGGCAGCCCTAGTGGTGTAAGTCCTAGACTTAACTCAAACTAACTTAACTCAACTCATGCACACACTAAAACTTTCCAAAGGTAATGCCAAACTTGGTAAACGTTTAATCTTTTCATTACCAGCTGGATATACTTGTCCTAATGCTGGCCATTGCAAAACATTTGCAGATAGAGTCACAGGTACAATTTCAGACTTACCAATGGCAGCTAATGCCAGTGGTCCTGAATACAGATGTTTTGCTGCAATGTCTGAGGCACGTAGTAAAAATTGTCGTGATGCACGTTGGTACAACTGGGATATTCTTAAAGAATTATTGTATAGTCCAGACGTAAGAGATCCTCAAGGTGCAATAGAAGATACAATTGCTTATGCAATATGGAAACATAATAACAAGAAGTTTATATACGATCTCTTTCGTATTCATGAATCAGGTGATTTCTGGTCTGAAATTTATTTCAAAGCATGGCTTGAAGTTGCAAGACAACATCCAAAGATTAAATTCTATGCCTACACCAAACAACTTCAGTACTGGCTCAACAATCAAGATGCTGTTCCTTCTAACTTTTTTCTCACTGCTTCAGCTGGTGGGAATCTCGACCCTTTATTAAATAAATATAGACATATTTTTAAACGAATTGCTTATGTAGTTTATACAGAACAAGAAGCAAAAGATATGGGATTAGAAATTGATCATGACGATAGCCATTGTTTTGGTGATAAACCTTTTGCATTACTAGTTCACAGTGTTCAACGGAAAGGTTCTGATGCATCTAAAGCATTAAGTGAGCGTAAACGTCAGGGTTCTTGGACAGGATATAGCAAATAATGAGTTGCATAATTGTGCAGGACAGATAGTATCTATGTGTTCTGCACTTATTTTATGGCTTACTTAATTGCTACTTATATAAAAGGAATACCTCATGCCATTACTCCCAACCCTGATGCCAACCGTTTTGAATTGATTCCTATTGTAAAAGACTCCCATGTTTCAAAAGCATTTTGTTCTCCTAACAAAACAGGTGCTATGAGTATACTTAATTGGATTAATGACAATGACAAAAAGCTTGCCTCAAAAGATCTCTCTGTTCAACCTGAAGCCAAATTCTTCAGCTGAAAAATGGTATGTTTTTGATATAGAAACTAACGGACTTTATGATGATGTTAACGAGATCTTCTGCATCGTTATCTACGATGTCACGCGACAACAAACTATTACTTACGGGCCTGACTCTATTGATGGTGCTATTGATGCTCTCAACGGCGCTGATGTACTTATCGGTCATAACATAATCTTCTACGACATACCAGTATTACAAAAATTAAAACCATCTTTTGTTTTAAACAAACAACATGTCATCGACACACTCATTTGCACACGACTCATCTGGCCGAAAGAAAAGTTACTCGAATCGGATACAACTTCATACACACGTGTGCCAGGTGGACTCAAAGGGTCGGCTTCACTCAAAGCTTGGGGTCATAGGTTATCCGACTACAAGATTGAGTTTAAAGATTTCTCGTCTTTTTCTGAAGACATGTTGTCCTATTGTGTACAAGACGTCAATGTCACAACCAAGCTCTTTGAGCACATCCAAAAACAAACAGTTGCATCAAGTGCCCTTGAGTTGGAACATACCTTTGCATCCTGTATTGAAAGACAAATTAGATCAGGCTTTCCTTTTGATATTGATGCAGCTCTTAATTTTGTGGATGAACTTGAATGCAAAAAACAAATATTAGAAAAAGAATTAGTTGATTTATTTCCTCCTGTTGAACATGAAGAATGGTTTACTCCTAAAGTAAACAATGCTTCTCGTGGTTATGTAAAAGGTCAACCGTTTTGTAAGAAACGTATTGAAGTCTTTAATCCTGGTTCACGTCAACAAATCGTAGAACGTTTAAAGAAAAAGTATAACTGGATTCCTGAAACCAAAACTGAAAAAGGAAATCCAGTTCTTAACGATGATGTCTTAGAAAAACTTCCATACCCAGAAGCTAAACCTTTAGCTGAATACATGCTACTCAAAAAAAGATTAGGCCAAATCAAAGATGGAAACAATGCATGGATCAAACTTGTATCTCCTGACGGTTATATTCACGGTGACGTCATTACTAATGGCTGTATTACTGGGCGTTGTAGCCATCGTAATCCAAATACAGCGCAGATTCCAGCAGCTTATAGCCCATATGGAAAAGAATGTCGTTCTTTATTTCATGCTCCTGATGATTGGATCCTTATCGGTTCTGATGCTAAAGCTTTAGAACTACGTTGTCTTGCTGGCTATTTAGCATTCTGGGATAAAGGTGAATATGGACAAATGGTTACTGATGATGCAGTTGATATTCATACATACAATCAAGAAAAGTTTGGTGTTGAGACACGAGACATAAGCAAACGACTTCTTTATGCAGTTCTTTATGGTGCTGGATTTTTAAAAGCAGGTAGCATTGTAGATCCTGATGAAAAAGATCCTGATGTTCTTAAACAACTAGGTAAAACTGCTATCAACTCTTTTATGACAGGGGTTCCAGCTTTACAAAAACTTAAAAATAAATTAGCAGAAAACTTAGTTGCTCGTGGTTACTTATTAGGTTTAGATCGACGACCTTTGTATTGTCGTTCTGATTTCAAGGCTTTAAATGTTTTATTACAATCTTGTGGTGCAATTTTAATGAAGCAAGTTGTAGTTAACATTCATAAAAACTTAAACAATGCTTGTTTTGTTTACGGTCAGGACTGGCAGCAACATGGAATGATCCATGATGAAATCCAATTAAGTTGTAGGCCAGGACTTGAAGATGAAATTATTCGTTTAGTCCTATCAGCTTTTCCAATGGCTGGTGAAACATTTAACTTTCAATGTAAGATTGAAGGCGATGCCAAAACTGGATACACTTGGTACGATACGCATTGATTACTGGGCATTCTTAGAATGTAAGTCCCAGATTTCTGATCCAACTTTAAACTCATGAATCAAGTATTCGTTTGTGCTCAAGCTACAGAAGCTCCAAAAACAATTCATGTAGAAGTGAATTCTTCTAGGACAGCACTCAAGGTAAAAGTACAATTACCTCCTATTAGTGTTAACAAAGCACCAACAGAAGTGTACTATCACATCTTTCAAGATCAAGAACGTTGGCGTTCATTGATTCAAGAAGGTACTTGTTTGTTTATTCATGGTGCCAAACTTCATCATGATTTAGAAGCACGTGAACACTCTATTCACGGTGGTATTCCTGCAATTGTTGATGATTCTTTTCCTATTTACAACTCAGTTATTTTAACGGGTCGTATTGCAAAAGATCCTGATCAAACTAATCCAATGACATTTAAAACTACAGAAAGTGGTTTAATGATTGCCAATATGAGCATGACTGTAAGTAAAGGAAAAGCATCAGCTGATCTTTTTAATTTTACTTCTATGAACAAACTCAACGATGCTTTTAGACCTGCAGAACTTTTAGTTAATCTTTGTAAAAAAGGAACTGGTATTACTATTCAAGGTCAGTTAATTACTGATAGTTGGTTTGATCACAATATAAAACAGCAAAGGTATAACACTAAAATTCAAATGAAACAAATGACATTGGCTCCCAAAACAGAGTTAACGTCTAACACAATCAAACCAACAACAACAATAGCTACTGATACTCAGCCTAAATCACTTTGGGGTGGGCGTACTGCTGAATCAGATCCAGTAGAACCATCTGTTCCTGAACTTGTAAAGCCTATGGCCATTGCAGAACCTTGGGGTGAATCAACCAATGGTTTACCTTCATTACCTGATAATGATTCAGACAGTTCAAAGGAACCATTCTGAGCTAAGCTACCACCATCTAGGCAGTCATTTACGACGTAAGACCTAGGTATTCACACTAGTCCGACGGACATGACTCCAACAAAAACAGCAACAAAGTCTACAGCGATCAGCTTGTTTCCAGAAACATCATCGATCACTGTTCAAAAAGCACCTAAACAACGTTCACTCGATTCTTTTTTACATCTCACACAACCAGAATTTGTAGGTGCTGCTCCATCTCCAGGACAAATCATTGCTCTCAACAAGCCAAATGATCGTGCTCACTCACGCGATGCTGGTGGTTTGTTTATTAAGCAAGAAGATCTAATCAAGTGTGCTTGGAAAGCATCTGCTTCTGATCTTGAACCTGCATCTTTTATTCAACCTTACAATCAAAAGTTTGGTGGTAATGATGAACCAAATGCAGGAATTCTTTTTACTAAACCAAGATTTCAAATTGTATTTGAAACCGCTGGTCTACTTGAAAAGAATGTAGTAGATGAAAAGACTGGTGCTAACAAAGCAGTTATCATTGGTTCATTTAATCCTGCAGATAATCAATCTGATCCAGGTAGAGTTAATATGCTGTGGGATCTTTACAACGAAAATAAAAAAGATCACACCATTCGTACTTGGTACTATGTATATTTCATGAGTGGTTATGGTCAACGTTGTCACGATCTTCCTTTGATTCTTAGTATCAAAGGTGCAGTGGGTGCATCTTTCCGCGATCAGTTAAAAGCATTTAGAGATGACGTCGGCTCTGCACTTGCAGCTGCTACAAAAACTCCGAAGCGTCCTGCTAACTATGACGCATTTGCTCAATACATTTTCCAACCTCACCTTGAGTTGAAAGATGTAGGTCAGGGTAACAATCAGTCAACAGCAGTTACTGCTTTTGATTATGAGCGTCCTCTGTATGACCAAGGACAAGAAGCTGCCCAAGTTTCTTTAGACAGTCATATTATTCCTGACGATCTAATGGAACGCACTAAAGAAGAACGTCAAGATGAATATGCAATTGGAATGATGAGTCGTTACACAGACGGCAATAGTTTCATCAACATTGCAGATGGTGTACAGATTACACCTCTGGGAATCATGCCTCCCATGATGTCTGAATCTTCTAATAATGTTTTAGAAAGTTCTATCCCAGACAAGATGCTTGCATCTGCTCGTGATTCATTCGGAGCTGACTCTAAGTTCTGATTCCATACGGTCTAGTGAATCCTTTACTAGACCTTTAATCACACACTGACGGGTCGCAGCTAGCTTGACAAGCATAGTTGCGATCTGTTTTAATTCATACACTGAGTTGCATTCCTCGATGTAACGGTCCATCTTGACCTTCCAGAATTCTTCTTCTGGGCTCGATTCAAAACTCAGCATTTCATTCAATTTTATTCTTCATTCTACTCATGACTACAACAATTGAACAATTAAATTCAGGCCAGCAAGTTATATATTCTCGATCAAATATACGCAGAGCTTATCCAAACTTTGATGATACAGATATATCAGGGATGTATTTAAACCCTGATGATCTTGTAGTTGTTTACAACGATGGAACAGAGAAAGAATTTGATACACATCCTATCAAAGAGGCTTTCAAAGACTTTCGTTCTCGTTGTCCTGACTTCTTTGCTTACCTTGGTCCAGATCTAAAAGGTCCCAGCTTCTGGCGTAACAATTGTTATGTCTTATACAAAGGTTGGAACTATCAATTCCAAGGTTCTTATCGTTTACCTCAAGCAATCATGCAACAAAAATGGGGAGACAAGCTTCAGTTAATACAAAATGAAGAAGGCATGAAAGCTTTTTTAGGCAATCCTGATTACAACTTCGGTTACTTAATTGCACCTGATGGTGTGCGTTTACCAGCTCCTCCTTTGTCTATTGATGACTCTGATGAGATTGCAAAAGAACCTGACTTATCTCCTTATTGTTCTTGTGGTTCTTTTGTTCAACAAAAACAAATACTAAAAGAAATTCAAGAAGAGATACCAGGTTATGAACCTATGTGTAAACATCTTGCTTGGATTAATCGTTATCGAGAGTTTCTTTCCAAACGATCAGCTTTAATCAATTCCAAACCAGGGATGATTGAAAAAGCTACAGCCTGGTCATATGCTCCTCCAGCATCAGGGGAAACGCTTGGTCAATTACAAATCCTATATACCAAAGCAGGTAAGATGGCTCCCATTAACAAATGGCGTATTTACAACAAAGACATCCATTACAGCCAGCATGATGCATGGAATCTATTTGATGCCATGTTAGAAAATGATTTTGTTCCTTTTCCTGCTCCTGCTTTGACTCAACTTAAACCTTTTTTTAATAAGAAAAACTAGGCAGCTTTGCGTAAGTCCTAGCGTTCACTTCTACTTTTATCTTATTCAATGTTTAGTTTTATTCTCGGTGTTGCTTCAGATCTAATCCGTGAAGTTGCTTTTGCAGCCATGGGTGCAGTCTGCGCTTTTGCTATCAACTACGCTACCTCTTTCTTCTCATGAACCAAATCACACCAACAAAACTAAATACACTCAATACATTTGAGCTGTATCAACATCATGCTGCATTAAATAGTAGTCTTGATTTAGTTGATACAAACTCAAAAGAACTTGTTCTTGCTGAACTTGAGGCTTGTTCTAAGCTTCGTTCTAGAAAAATTGATGGTGTTTACTATCAAATCAAAAAAAATGAAGCAGCAGTAGAACGAGGTAAACAAATCAAAGAAGAAATTGTTGATGCAATCAAGCATCATCAAGCACAAATAAATTCCATGCGTTCAATGCTTATAGAGTTACGTCGTCGAGGTCATGCAAAAGAAAATAAAATAACCGGTAAAGATTATGAATTTACAATTTCACCTATTAAAAACAAGCTAGAAATTTCTAGTTCTCCTGACGAATGGACTGATGACGAACGTCTAAAATACGCTATGGTTAAAAAGACCACCACCTCTACACAGTGCATTGATCTTAACGGAAAGATTTTATGCACAGATGAAAAGGTTAAATCAGAAACCATACCCAACCCTGATGCCATCTCCACTGCCCACGAAAAAGGTGAACTACTTCCCTCGGGAGTCAAAATCGTACCCAACTATGCAATCAAATCTAGAATCCTCTTGGATCAAACATCATCCTAATTTACAACCTAATTTCTATAACAGTCTTGATGTTCCTAAAAACATTAAAGATGCTGAGCTGCGTATGCAATGCTCACGTCAAGCTGTTGAAGATATTAATCTTCAGCTAGCAATTGTGGATCAAGAGATTGAGTTAGAAAATAATCAAGAAGTTCCCTACAACGAGAACAAACTTGATGATTGTAAAGAACAAAAGCTTAAGCTAATGAAAGCAAAACGCTATCACAATAATGCAGCTAATGCTTACTGGTATTACCTGCAGCTTGCGGTAGGATAGTGGAAAAAGAGTGCCATGAATTCACGAAACTACGAGGAACATATTTACTATATCCTCGATCATTTCACGAAAGGTGGCACTCCTCTCCCAGCTTTAATTGGTAACAAGCTTGAATGGCAGGTCACTACCTTAGTAGCTGGCCTGCTTGCTAATGAACATGTATCAACAGGACTTGAAGCAGAACAGATCGTAGATGCTGCTATTAATTACGTCAATATTATTCAACAACGTCTAGGACATTATCAAGAGTCAAAAATTAATACTCTTGAAGGTTTATTAGATAAAAATTAAAGGTTATACTTTTAAAAGTTTCCAAGGTTCTAGTGACCAAGCCTCTTGCTCAGATTAAATTTTCAGTTGAACTTGAAATTGAATACGATCCATTTCAAGGACGTACACCTGAACAATTTGCTGAAGTTGTTCATGATGATTTAATTGATTCTTTATGGGAAATGCGTAACGGCTCTGTGCAGGGATTGTTTACCGATGTAAAATCTGTTGAAGTTAATCAAAAAGAATGAACACAGATTACTTGAGTGGCTGGGACGCTAAAGCCGAGCAACAAAAAGCAGAGTTTATGGAGCATATGTATCAATGCTCTGGTCGCTCTAATGGTTTGTTTACTGGGCTTTGGCAAGACTTTTGTCTTAATGAAGCAGGTCCTACCTGTCGTCAAATGTTTTTTGATAGACAAGAAGCAATTAAAAAGTTTATAGAATTAGAAGAACAAAAAACAGCACCTGAATTTGTTCCTACTCTCCATGATTAATAACGATCTTGTAAGTGAATTTGAAGACACCATCTGTGGTGCTACTGAATTATTCAGTGGGCAAGAAATTTATGATGCTTTAAATGAAGCAATTTGTAAACAACTTGCCTGGCATAACTCAGAGGCTAAAGCTCTTCTGGAACTTCAGTGGTTAGTGACGGGTGCTTCTCCAGAGGATCATTCTGATTAGCAGTGATTGCTGTTGCCCGTCTGTAAAACATGTTATCTGTTTGGCCCACTTCTTCGAGGTGGGCTTTAATTTTTTCCCAGTTAGATTTTGTGCGTTGATCCATAATAAAAAGCAAATGCAAGTTTACAATGAGCTTTGTCTGCCTTGCGAATAACTTCTTGTGCTTCTTCGCGAGATAAACATTGTTCAGCTCTTACATTAAGTGCTTGTAATTTTTTATGTTGTTTTAATGGATTCATTTTCTTCGCTATTTTTTGGTGTAAAGTAATCTGTATACCCAGTATATTCGGCTACAGCTTTGTGTAGTTGCCAGTATCTTTTATACCAGTCAGGTACCATACCATAATGTGGCAACATAAAGTAGTCATCTTCATTGTTGATTAGTAATTGAATTAGTTCTTCCACATCTATTTCAGTAGAATAGAAACTAATAATAAACTAATCGGGCTATGTATAGTGGAATCTCTTTGGAACAACCTAACCAGGTTCCTGAGCGGCAAGAGGAGCCAGTAAGTAATGATCCACAGCCCAAGAGTAAGCGTGAACCCGTAAGTCGATTGGCCAATGAATTGATCTGCTTGTCTAGTGAGACAGCTCAATTGATGTTGCAATCGCACTTGATTCATTTCAATTACGAAGAATCTAATTTTTTTGGTGTACATAAGTTCACCAAGAAACAATATCAAAAACACCAAGAACAATTTGATCGACTCGGAGAACTGGTGCGCTCTCTTGATTTCATGATGCCAATGTGTGCTAAAGGTTTGATTGGCACGTATAAAAAATTTGATCATGTGGAGTCTTATAGCGGTAACTCTATGCTTTATGTCTATTATAAGAACCTTGAAAATTTTGGAATGAATTGTAAAAAAGTAATTAAGTTGGCTGCTAAACAAGAAGCATATGATATTGAAAATTACTGCAGTGAACTTATCGAAGATGCTTTTAAATCTTCTTGGATGATTAAAGCTATGCTGCGTAAAAATTAATAACAACGTTTAAAATAAAACATTAATTAAGTATTAATTATGTCTTGCGAAAACAACGAGTGTAAAAGACAACAAGGTGAACTTTTAAATGGAAGACTTGCCATGTTGGGTATTGTCGCTGCTCTTGGTGCGTATACTTTAACTGGTCAAGTTATTCCTGGTATTTGGTGATATATTCAACTGCTTTTAATAATTGCTTTGGGTCATCATTCATATGACCTAAAGCAACATTACATTTGTGACATAACAAGCCACGTATTTTATTCGTACTGTGGCAATGATCTACATATAAAGGTTTAACTGGTTTGTTGTTGCATATTTGACAACAATGTTTTTGTTCTTCTGCCATTTGGTTATAGTCTTCTTCTGTAATGCCATATCTATGTTTAAGATTGTGTTTACGGCTAGCCACTAACACTATTTACTTTTCTAAATAATAACAAAAAAGGAGACCAATTGGCCTCCTAATATCTCCCTCAACCGTCCCGTTCTAGGAACACTTGTAAACAGTATGTAAAGTAGGTCCGACTAACCTACTTCTTGATAATAGCCCAGACAAGATCATCGTACCGTCCACGACTGGGTCGGTTATCAAAAATTTGCACGTTCTTTTGATCTTCTTTGGGTAATTTTTCCGTTAATATTTCTAAGTAATTTATGTCTTGTACGTCTTCAATTATTAAGATTCCTCCCATTTTAACCATTGGATAGTAGTGCTCAACAGCAAATAACTGTGACTGCAATGTATGAGGACCATCATCAATAATTACATCAAAACCTTCTGCACATTCATTACAAAATAAACTAACACTACCTCCGTTGTAAGCATCACCTTGGTAGAAGTCATAACGATCAGGGTCCATTTGATCCCAGATAATATCAGGAACAATGTCCTGAATATCAGAAAGAAACAATCTAAAGTTTCTTAAGTACTCATGCCAAAGCAAAGATGAGCCCCCGTGTTGCACACCAATTTCTAATAAGGTGCCACGGTTATTGCGATATTTTTTTAACAAGCTGGCATAAATTCCTGTGTAGTTATGGATTGTATTTTTATCTGTTCCACCAGGTACTTCAAAACCATTAACATTTAAATTTTCTAGTAACAATGCTAGTTCTTTGTCTGGTTCTTGCCATTCATCTTGTGTTTTCATTACTTGCTCGTTTAAATACCTAGTACTATATAAACTTCTAGCATAGGGTTGCGTGTAATGCATAGCTTTATCTGTACGATTTAGATGGCTTTCCCAAAAATTAGTTACTACTGGTTGACCTGTACCAATCCAAAACTCCCGCCAATATCGATTGGGGTGATTTAAATATTCATCTGAAAGCTCTGCTACATAACTAGAGTTGGCCCACCAAAATCCACCTGAAAAGTGAGGATGATATCCCATTGATGTTTGTTCTTGCCAGTTCACACCAACAAGATCTGATGGTGGTGTTGTTTCATCTGCACCAAGAGTTAAATGATTAATACATTTTTCCCATTGATGAATACAGAAAAACTCCATCAAATGACGCCAGTCATCTGTGTATTGTGTTCGCCTTGATACACCTTTAGTGTGCATATAAAGCACTGCTGCATCAGGATTATCTTTACACCAAGCATGTAAAGCTTTTAACGTGTCAGTTTCCTCCTGTTTATTCTTATTCTCGCTCGCAAAAGCTTTATCTGGAACAGACAATAAGTTAAGGCTGCCGTTAAACCCAATGTGCAAATGGTCCAGTTGTTCATACAGTTTACTTGCTAAAAGTGCTCCTAGTTGTTCTAAATACATATCTTCCCAGTTATCTCCTGGGAAGACGTGATAAAACACTGCATATTTCATTGATGATCCTGCGCTTCGTCTATATAAATGTCTGGCATCATTGTAATAATCTTTCCTTTATACCCATCATGCCGTAACTTTGTTGTAATGTAACCGGCATAATTGTGTGCCAAAATCACCACATTATCTGGCTCATCGTCCAACATAAACTGACGACTTTGAACCTTCATTCCTGTACCTGGTACAAACAAACCTTGTTTACTTGGTGTGTCATCTACAACATATTGTCCTTTATCTGTATTCATTTGCAATGCATTAAGGTAAACACAACCCTTTGCTGCTGCTCCAAAAAAGACTGTCTTTCCTTCTAACTTATTTAAAAAGACAGAGTCTTCAACAATTTTTTTATAACACTGACTATAAAAACTTCTATAGTCATAGGCTTCTTCTTGTGCGATAAACTTTTCTGCTGCTTCTGTATCTGCATAAAAATCTTTATTTGTAATCCATAGGCGCATTGAGCCTCCATGAATAGCTACTTCTTCTGCATGGTAGATTTTTAAACCGTATTTGGATAATAATTTTTTCAGGGGTTTAACAAGCCAATAGTAATAATGTTCGTGATAAAACTGATCAAACTGTAATGTTTGAATTGTACGTAATGTATAAGGAAATTCTAAAATCCAAGTGCCGTCTAGTTTTGCTGCAACGCCTTCTACAAACCGTTCAGCATTTGGTGTGTGCTGAAAAACATTTGTTGAAGTAATCAAATCTGCTTTAGGTACCTTGGTATCTTTATTAAAATAATCGTTGACATATTTAATTCCTTTCTTTTTATTTTCTTTTTTAAAAGACTTACTTGCATCAACATTGTATAAATTTAAATCTTTCTTGCTTTGAGATTGAAATGCAGCTAACAACGTACCGTCATTTCCTCCGATATCAATAATCGTGTTATGTCGTAGATGTTTAATTGAATGCCACATCTCTCTACAGTGATAGATGTAAGGCATATTGATGCCGGAATGATACAAATAATTTTTGTATAATTCGTCACTAGGTACTGCAGTATCTAATTTAATTAATAAATCATTATCAATAGTGGCGCACAATTGATACTGCTTAGCATTTAATGCTGCTTGTTTTGAAAGACATAGATTATTTACTAAAGGTTGAACACCTAAGTTCAACAAGATCATTTCACCAACGTAATTCTTCTCGACGTGTGGGATTGAACAACCAGTAGTTGACGGGGAATCCTTTATTGAACGGAGTTGCATACTTTTCTTGGCCGGGTTTTCCGCCCCATTTTTCTACATAATACATATAATTTTGCTGAAATGTATACTGATTTTTCTTTTTAAAGCGACTTGAGCTATTTAATGTGCTGGATCTATCATGTGTATTAGCTAAAGGGCAATGAATTACATCAGCATTTGCTAATAAAATACGACGTTTATAGTCGTTGTCTTCAAAATATCCAGGAAAAAAATTCTCATCTAGTAATCCTACTTTCTCAATAAGACTTGGTGTAAAAATAAAACCACACATGTCGTCCATACCTTGACCAAGAAATGCACCTTCTTTTAAATCTTTATTTAATAATTTTTTGTACTGGTTTTTAGCTACCCACCAATCAAAACCAGTCACAATCCAGTGGTCACAATCAGTATTGTCACGTATAATTTGATTCACTGCCCCAGGGTAGCCTGAGTTTTGGTTGTTACTGACAACAACAATCTCTTGAATATGTTCTGGTTTGTTATCGCAAATCCAATCAATAGCCTCGTCTACTGAAGGATTGATACCCATTGAATTATCTAAAACGTAATAGCGTTTTATGGGAACATCAATCGATTTAAAATGGCGTACTAATTTCTCACCTTGTACCATGACTGGTACAGCAATGAGATCTAAGCACTCCATGGTTTTCAAGCTACAATAAATTTAATATACACAACTTACCGTGGTTGATACGGATAAATCTCCAACTGTTTACGAACTATTTAACGAAGACCCTGAATCATTTTTAGAATTAAATTCAAAACCTGCACGAGTTATTATCAATGGCAAACGCCATTACGAAACACCTTTTCAAACTGGACCAGCTGCTTCTGTAACTACAATTATTAATGAGACTGCTTCTGAAGCCAATAAGAAGAAGTTAGAAATGTGGGCAAAAGCGAACCCTGGTGTGAAAGAAGCTGCAGCAGAACGTGGTACTGCGATACATAGCTGTATGGAGATGTTCCTGAAGCAAGAAGCCGTTGACGTTCCTGAGGTGTATCAAGAATTTTGGACTGGTATGCCTGAGATTCTTGAACAATTTGAAGAAGTCCTTTGGGCAGAAACACCCTTGAAGGAGGACCATCAGTTCTCTTTATCCGAAGACGGGATTGGACGCGTTTGGGGCAGGGACGAGGAAGAGAGACCATGGGTAGGTAGCCCAGACATCATTGGTATTGCCAACGGCAAGCTGACGCTTGCTGATCTAAAGACTAGTGCCAAACCATATTGTCGTTGGTGGCCTAAAGATTTAGAAAAGGGTTGCCCCGAATGGAGGACCAGACTTGGTGGCTATATGAAGTTCAAAAAGTGCTGTCTTCAACTCGGTGCTTACGCTCTCGGAATTGAGCAAACACTTAATATGAAAGTGCAACAAGCCGCTATCATTGTCTCGACACCCGAAGATACGCAACTGTTTAAAATTTCTCGTCATCACTTAGATGTGTGCCAAGAAAAATGGCTAAAGGTTGTAGCAGAATACTACAACCAGATTAGCAATTGTGTTGTTTATGATTTAGATACTATTTAAAAAACATACCCCGTAGATAAAGGACCTTGTGTAGGTCCTACCAAAGGTTGTTGTAATAAAGATTCAAATCCTGGATAAACTGTTGTTGCAGGGGTTTGAGTATTTTTATCATCTGCAATCAACGCTTGTACTTGACTACCCACTTTGCCTCCTCTTTCCATATAATCTTTTAAATAATTTGAAATATATTCTGCGTCTTGATTTTTATAGCCTAATGCTGCATTGTAGTCACTCATAGAAAATTTCTTTCCAAATGCATCTTGTGCATTATCCATACCAACGTTTACTTTTGTTGTTGTTGTAACTGGCTCAGGACTTATGTTTCCTGTTTGGAAAGCTTTAATCATATCTTGAATTTCTTGTTGAGTTCCATCTCCTCCTACATTTGTAATGCCTAATGATTGAGCAGCATCTTGCATGTCTTGTTCACTTAATCCAGCTGCAGACAGTTGGTTATAAATATCTGCTTTAAACGGATCATTGTAAGTATATTCATTACCTAAACGTTGCTCTGGTGTTAAATCTGCAATGCTTGCATAATTTGTAGTTCCGCCTTCATCATCATCAGGATCTACATTTGCACTAACTGATTGGGCACGTTGTAAAAAATAATCAAAATCTCTTCCATCCCAAGAAGCTGGTTCTCCTGTAAAACTTCCTTCAGTTGTTTCTGTTACTTTTTTATTTTTATCTAAGTCTGGAAGTTTTAATTTATCTTTTTCTTTATCTTTGTCTTTGTCTTTGTCTTTGTCTTTATCTTTATCTTTTTTAGGTTTGTCTGAATCCTTTGGAGGTTCTGACATATACTCTTCAGGTAAAGCTTGCATGCTTTGCCTAAACGTATTAACAAATTCTTGATTCTGATCAAAATATGCTTGAGAACTTTCAGGAGCTTTAAAAGGCTCTCTACTGTAATCTCCCATATGATTTCCTATAGCTACTGAATGATCTGCTGGTTGTCTAGCTAATAATTCAGCAACACTAGATTGTGCTGTAGAAGTTATAGGATTATTTCCTAATTCAGCAATTGTATCTCGTACATCTTGTTTACTTTGTTTTAGACGTTCATAGTCCAATCCCCCTGGACGTGTCCCATATTCAGAGGGCGTGTTAGGAGGATTAGGGTTGTACACCATGATGTCTACGCTTTCTTCTTATTTTAAGACAAAATATTTTGATTATTAATACTCTATTCAATCCAGGTTTAATTCAATTAAGATAAAGAGACACAAAAAAACCGGCTCCATGGACCACAAGATCCTGTCGGGCCAGTGGATTGCTCATATCACGTGCGTCATGGCTGCGGCTGCTGACGGTGATTGTTTTCTGCTGCCAACCAAAGCTCATCTACATGCTTATGAAATAGCAAAAAACACTGCAGCTATCTCGAAATGTTTTAAAGTAAAAGTCGAACAATGAATTTAATGTCAAATCAAAACTTTAGTGCTCTTAAGCCAGGAGAAATTAATCTTTCTTTAATTCCTGTTGATTGGCCGTTAACACCTTTGGGAGAAAATAAAAATCCATACAAAGCTGGCTGGCAAAATAAACCTTTTACTGTAAAAGATATTTCTCGTGAAATTGAAGAGAATGTTTGTAAAGCTGTTGGTCTGCTAGGTGGTCCTGTTTACAACGAGCCCTATGGTTTTGTTTGGGTTGATATTGATGGTCCTACTGTCTACGAAAAAATTAAAGAACTATCAAATACAACAGTTAATGAGGCACTCCCTCCTACTTTAACAATCTGTTCAGGCCGAGAAGGCCGTGAACGAAAACTATATAAAGCACCTAAAAAAATATGGGATAAATTTATTCGTAATAAATATTGCTGGCATGCCGAAGGCAACCATGAAAAATTAGAAGTTCTTTGGAAGCGTCACCAAGGAGTTTTAATGGGTGCGCACCCAAATACTGATGGGTATTACACAAAAGAAAACGAAGACTTTACATTTATAGATAAAATTCCTGACCTACCTTCCTGGCTTTTAACTGAAATTGTAATTAAAAATAAAAAGCAAGGTACGCCTAAAGAAGAAACCACTAGAGTTTTTGGTCCTAATTTTGCAATTAATTCTTTTATTTCAATCGAACGCACAATGCAAGAGGCAGTAGAAGCTATGTGGGCTTTGCCTCCAGAAACTGCCGATGATTATGATCACTGGATTACTATTGGACAATCCCTTCATTCTGTAGACGATACATTACTTGATTCCTGGGATGAGTGGTCTAAACAATCTAGTAAATATAAAGAGGGTGAATGCCATCGTCGTTGGTTATCTTTTTCAAAATCAGGTGGTAGAGGTATTGGATCTTTATTCCATCTTGCAAAAGAAAATGGCTGGCAAGCAGATCAAAGTTATAAAGGTCTTAGCGTTGACGATACTTTATTGGAATACGCTGTACAACAATTTGAACAATTCGAAAACAATTTTATGCCTTCCTCTAATGAAGTTGAAACCCCTGTACGCAAGCATCGTATAAGCACTAGACAAGAAGCTAAAGAAGATAGAAAAGCAAAACGAAATAAACCAGATGATTTTCTTGTGAGCATGTTGCTCACTATGTATGAAGGAAACTTTCTTTTTTCTCAAGGCCATGATGAATTCTTTATGTATGGTGCAAAATCACCTGGGCTCTGGGCACCTTTAAATGAACTAGAAGCCAAGGCAGATATTTATAACAAACTTGAAATTATTAAAGAAGAACATTTACCAAGAGGATTTGGTCCTCGTTTAATCAACGACATGTATTCCATGTTGAAAATTCAACTTGCTTTTGATGGCTGGAATGAAAATAAAAATCTATTGTTATTTAAAAACGGTGTTCTAGATGTCAACTCTTTAAGTTTGATGCCTTTCCAGCGAGAGTTTTATTTAATTCAACTCTTGCCTTATGACTACAATCCACACGCTGAGTGCGAAACAATTATTAAATGGTTAAAATTTACACAAGATGGTGATTGGGGTCGTGTCCAAGTCTTACGTGCTTGGTTACGTGCTGTTCTTTTAGGTGCTTCCGATATTCAAAAATTTGTAGAGATTGTTGGTCCTGGTAAGTCAGGTAAATCTACTTATGCCAATCTTTGTAATGCTCTGGTGGGTGATGAGAACACAACGATTTCAACATTAGAACATCTAGAAAAAAATAGATTTGAAACTGCAAATTTATTTAAAAAGAAACTCTTACTCTTTAATGATGTTGAACGTTATGGCGGTAGTGTTTCTATTCTTAAGGCGTTGACAGGTCGTGACCTGCTACGTAATGAGCACAAGTATCAAGTTGGTAAACAAAAACCATTTAAATTTGATGGTCTTTGTATGATTACTGCCAATGAACCGATTCAAACTACTGACCCTACATCTGGTTTGGCTCGTCGTCGTTTAACTATTCCTTTTAACAATCCGTTTAGAGGC